ATACGCAGTTCCCTGCGAATCTGCATCGGTGATTACCGATTCACCTGCCGTGTGCCAGCGAGCGCCAGCCGTTCCGATGACCGGAAAACTTGCAGATTTCCCCGATGTAATTGTCCTGGTGACCTGGAGAGGCATGAACTTATTAGCCTCTTGAAAGGTCGCCAGGACTTCGCCAGCGAAGATTTTTAAGAAGAGGGCGTTGTCGTCGCCAGCGGCCAGTGATTGACCGAGGCGTGAAATATCAGAAGCAGCCATTGTGGCCTCCTATCTGTTTCAGTCTGGAAGGTAAAAGCCCCTTGAGGGACTACGGCACCAGACCTCGCCTACAGGCGACCTGTAGCTGCGGGTTATCGACTAATCAGTCGGCCCGGTCAGACATCGCTTTCCGATGTCTAGTGTTTCATGCGCCTCCACGCTTAACCATGCCGCGAGAAACAGCATAGCCAGCGGAGGCGAGCCCTGCGGCAGCAAGGCCCAAGGCTTTCGTCCAAACAGAATCCGAGACAAAGAGATCGGAGGCCATGAGCAGACCGACCACAGCGGCCATCGCCGTCATCCAGAACTCAGTTGTCTTGTAACCCGGTTTCATCATCGATCGTTTCCTTCAGGATTTGGGGGGATCAGCCACCAACCAGGGCCGATCGTCACACGGTTAGTTGATTGTATGAGCTGCCCATTCTGCTCGACGAACACACGGGCCTCGACTGACTCTGCGAGCTGTACGATTGAGTATGGGACTCCATCGACATCAACGGTCGACGGGACCAGGATCACGCTTACGCTTCCGCAACTTTGCGCGAATCCAAGAACGATCAGCATCGGCAGCGCGGTCAGCCTTCTTCCCTTTCGTCGGATTCTCGCGGGCAAGAAAGGGAAGCAGCGCGGCCAAAATGCCGCGAATGATCTCAGCAATCCAGGTCATCCCATTACATCGGAGCGGGCGAGCTTGTCCCTCACCTTTGTGCGGAATGCGCTGTCCTGCTTGTAGAGATCGCTGCGCATGTCAGTCATCACTTGCTCAAGGCTCTCGTAGGCCGCTGGTCCACCCGGTCCCACAGGCTCTGACTGAAGCAGTCGAGGCTGCTTGTTCCCTGAGTGCCCTGACTGATGATAGCGGGCCATCATGCCCAGCACCGCCATCTTGGCTGTTGCCGCATCACCCGTCTCCATTTGCACGTTGTAGGCGGCTATCTCTTCAGGAGAGAGGGCGCTTACCGCCCAGTCCAAAGCTGTTGTGTAGGACTCTTTGCCCCCGGCAGCCTCGTAGATCTGAGAGAGCTCGGCTTGGTGGGAGGCACGCTGGCCCTCCATGAACGCCTGCACCAACTCCCGCTGCAGTCCCATCTTCTCCAGAGAAGCGAAGGACTCTTCCTTCAACTCGCCGGACTCGGCGAACTCATCGTAGAACGGCTGCAAGGCGTTAGTCCCCACGCCCTCAGGGATCGTGGCCTCTTGCTCCCCCGCCTCCTCGGCATCCTCAGGCGCTTCCGACTGTCCCAGCCGCCCCTCGAGTTCCTTGTATGCCTTGGCCATAGCCTCGGCATCATTGAACTTCTCGGGCAGCCAGTCAGGCCGTGAGGACTCCTCAGCCTCTTCAGTGGCTAGTGCCTCTTCGTCTTCCTCCTGGTCGGTGGGGATTGAGATCCCCTGCGGGATTATTGCCGAGACTTTGACTTCTGGTGCTTCCGGCGCCTCGGCCGGCGTGCTCCCACTGCTCAGTGAAATACTGTGCGCTTCTCCCATGTGGATGCCTCCTATCCTTCAGGTTGTTGGGCCGCTTGCGCGGCCGCGGTCTCTTGGTCAACACGGCCCGCAGCGAGGCGTAGCGCCTCAGGACCGAACGTCTGAGCAGCAGCCTGCATCTGTTGCTGTTGCCGCTCTTGCTGGATTTCCTCCTCTGTCTTGATCAACCCATCAGTGATCAGACCCAACGCGGTCGCCCGCCTGGTGAGGTAGTTGTTGATGTTCAGATACTGGTTGAGCAGCTCGGGGCCAAGCGTTGCGCCTACGCCCTGGACAAAGGCATCCAACCGCTGCAGATCTGCCCCTCGGCCGAGAGCCTCCAGGCCAGTTACAACGCTGGGTTTGACGATGTCCTTGGGGATCTTTGGCAGCCTGCGCTCCTTGGTCATTCGACTGATCAGTAAGTCGACCAGCTTGAGCTGAAAGATCTGACTCAGCAGAGAATAGGTGCCACTTAGAACCTGCTCCAGCTCCTCCGCTAGGATGCGCCACTCAGTCGCAGTGACCCTCTCACCCTTCCTCTGCAGCCCCTGGTTGTTCAGGAACGCCAGCCCGAGCCTGTCCTTGATCTGTCCGATAGCCTCGTAGGCGATCCGCATATCCTGGCCTTTGCCGGCCATTGTCACGAGTGAGACATCGTCTGCTCGCCCTTCGCGGATGGCGCCGTTAGGAGCCTCGGCCAGCGTGCGTGCTCTGGTCTGGGCCGCTGGGTCGACAAGCCACAGGCATCGTGCGGCCATAGCTGCCGACTCCACCATCGCTTGGCTCAGTCCCTCAAGACTCTTGAGGTCGCCCAAATACATGGTTGCGTATCCGTAGGCATAGCTCTCGCCAGTGACTTGCTCCATGCCCAGTACAATCCAGGGCAGTTCTTTCGCCTTGTAGGAGCCACGGGTTTCTTCGACTTGTTCGCCGAAGACCTCCTGCCAGACCTCGTATTCATCGTCCGAGACCTTGTGGATACAGGTGTAGATGTCGCAGGTATCCTCGACTTTCGTCTCGTTCTCCTGCATCGCCTGGAGCAGATGCGCCGGCAGACTGGCGGGCGCAACACACTCTTTCAAGATGATGATCTGGGGGACACCCTCAGCATCAGCCTTGACGACATAGCGGTCGAGCTTGAAGACCTTCATGCCTCCCGTCTCAGGTATATGCACAAGAGCATTGCCACAGACGATGAGCTGCTTGAGTGCCTCGTGAATATGAGGTCGGTAGTTCTCGGACTCGATCTCGGCCATCACGGCCTGCTCGATACGGTTGAGCGTAGCCTCCACTTCGCTGCGGATTTCTGGGTCGCCTGACAACTCCTCGAGTTTGTAGGGATCGACGATCAGCCGGAAGAAGGGGGTGTTCGGCGGGAACAGGGCCATCAGCAGCTTTGCACTGAGGCTGGCCACAGAGCGAGCTCCGATCCCCTGGAACGGGGTATAGAGCTTCTGCGTCCCATTCCACCCCTCCTCAGTGAGAAGGTGGGGAATCGTCAGCTTCGCGCAGTCCCTGCCGCGGCGGAGAAAAGGCTCTCGCTGCAGTGCAAGCCTCTCATACATGGAGGCCGCGCTGGTCGCGGTCATGTATGTCAAGCACTGCCTCCCAAGGGAATCCTCAACCGCCGCAGCATGCTGGAGGATAAGCCACCAAACGCCGCGAGCCTGGAGCGAGATGCCGGTGTGGGCCGGACACCCTGAGCAACAGGCTCAGGAGCCGGCGGGGCAGGAGCAGGCTGTGGGGGTGCGGGTGGAGTCCTCGGTCTGCTCATGCACATAGATCACCCCTTATTCCGTTGTCGCTCGTGCTCAACTCGTAGATAGCGAACAACGCTAACCTGCCCAGACTTCCACCAGATCTCGCGATCTGCTTGTGTTATCTCCGGGCAGCGGTCGGGCCATATTTTTTCCAGTTTCAGAAGCAAGGCTTCTGTCACTTGAGGGAATGTTTCATCCGTAGGATTGGGTGACTCGCGAATAACGCGCACTTTCAGATCGTTGTCAGTCTTGCTCATCTGTCTCTCCTCCCCATTGTTGGGCAGTAGCCACATCTAGTCCTTCGCCCTCTGGTTGCACCTATGGACCCTCATCGAAGAAGCCTACCGCTTCCTGTGCCAAAGCCTCCTCAGTAATCCCTGCCCGCTCTCGCATGTAAGCGGCCAGAATCACAGCATAGTTGATCAGATCCACCAGGGAATCTGTCGCCCCTTCGTTCTCGACTACGAGCTTGCCATCTCGCACAAAGGTCACCAAGCGATTGAGCTTGTCCGTCATCCTCACCAAGATGCCCGCCTCTGTCGGCGCAATACCCAGTGCCTCGACGGCCTCAAAGTTCCTGAAAGGGGAGGCGCCAGTCGCGCCGGCATAGTCATGGTTCTTCCGCTCGCAGAGCTGGTAAGCCTGGTAGCAAAAGGCCAAGTGAAACTTCAGTAGTTCGTCGACCGTCATCATTGCGATGCCTGCTTTTTCTCGGTTCTCTGCGCCAGCGCCGAAGCTGAAATGGGCGGGCGCTTCTTACGTTTCCAGCGGTAATCCTGAGCACTTCGCGCCCCCCCGCACCAGTAAACGCTCGGGTGTTGGCGGACGTTCCGCGACAGGGTGGGTCCAACCGGTATAACGCGGCCCTGATAAATGAGCTCGCTGCTGGTCTCTTCGCGGTGCTCGTCCACCCACACTCTCAGGTAGGAGCTCAAATCCTGCTGGAGGTATCTGAGGATGTCTCGGTTATCCAAGCGGCTCTTCTTTAGAATCTTTACGCGCTCCTTCTTCATCGGTGCTTCCGCGGATTCCACAAGGTGACCTTGTGTGTCTTCTGGTCGTAGAGCTTCGGAGTGAGGATCTTGGCTAGGCGTGCCTGCAGTAGAGCTTCGGTTTCGTTGAGGCCCTTCTTCTCGTAGGCGTCCACGACTTCCTCCCATAGGCCCTGCTTGAGGATTGCCTCAGCCCTCTTAGGCCCAACTCCCGGCAGGCCGGGGTATCCATCGCCACTGTCGCCTGTCAGCGTCTGCGTCAAATGGTAGCGCCGCGCATTGGCATACGTCACACGCCTGACGCCGCGCTCGGGATGCATCGGCTGGTAGAGCATGCAAGGTATCGACTCCATGTCGTGATCATCAGAGACGACTATCTTAGGAGCAGGCACCGAATGGCTCTTGGCCAGGATGCCTATGATGTCGTCCGCCTCGACGTTGGGCCAGCACTCGCTGCGCCACTCAGATATCACCCACTCACGCAGCGCAGGAAAGATCGTAGGCTTCCTGTCTTTCCTGTGCGCCTTGTAGCGGGGGAACAGTTCATGCCTGAATGTCTTCCGCGGCGAGAAACACATGATGACGCTGACGCCCCCAAGCACATCACAGAGGTGAGCGACTTCGTCCTGCACCTTTGCCTTCGCCTGCTTGAGGTCGGCATGCAACGTCCACAGTTCGTTGTCTGTGTCCCAGCAGATTGCCTCTTCCTCTGCGATAGCGATCCGAAAAACAAGTATGTCTGCGTCGACCAAAAGCGTGTTCCGCTTCTTCCTCTTCCTGCCCATGTAATGCCTCCTAGAACTCCACGATGATGCGTGCGAACCAGATGATGGCCGCCCAAAAAAGTAGAGACACCCCCGTCCAAACCAGCAGCGCCTGCCCAGGCGATAGCTTGTCTTTCATGGTCCCTCCTTGTAGTCGATCTGTTTCATCGAACTGAGCTGTTTGATGAGTGCTTCCCGCCGCGCACCGGGACTCTCCTCTCGGATTGCCAACATCAGTTCTGCCTGTGGCCGCTTCTCCCAAAGAAAGGGCTTCAACAGTTCCACCAAGCGGATCGCTGCATCCCCATAGACCCGCCACTGAAAGTATGTGCGGCCCTTCTTCTTGTGTGCGCGTTGTAGCACTGTCCCCCCAAAGCTCGACGCCAACTGATGCAAGGTGAAGGGGAAGCAATTGGTGACGGATACCTCGGGAGAACTTTCGTTCCACCGGAAACAACCGTCGCCGTCAATATATCCAGCGATATACGACAGCCATACGTCAGTGTGTTTCGGCCCAGGTTTGCCCAACCTTTGTCTCCCCACTCAAGGCAACCTTCAAATCATAGAACTGTCCCGCCGCACTAATTGCCTGGAGCGCGAGCTCTGATGCTGTGTCTGCTTCCTGTTCGATGATCTCGAGCTGCCATTCGTCGTGCGCATGTACCGCAAGAGTGAAGTCGATGGTATGTCTGACACCGTTCATCTCCAAGAACATGAAGTGCAACAGCGTGGCCTTCTTCGTCACCGTGGACGCCGCGTTCTGAATCCACAGGTTGGCTGCACTGTGTGCGCTACGCGGGTACAGGGGTCTGCCGTCGAGGCCGATGAGAACACCTTCGCTTGTGGCCTTCTCTTGGATGGACTCAAGGAACTTGCGGAAGGCTGGGTTGGAATCGTAGAAGCGGCGGCGCAACGCTCGCCCCTCCTTGCG